GTAAGAAAAGAACTAAGAAGCAATTAAAAGCTTCTAGAGATGAGTCTTACGGAAGATTTGGAAGCAAAGCTAAAAAATCTGGAAAAATAAATAGATAATGAAAAAATTATTTAGAAAAATAATCGACGCAATCTTTGGAAAAAGATGTGAGTGTTTAGTAGTAAAAGCATACACACCTGTGAGATGCGTCGCATGCGGAAAGGAGCAATAAAATGGTAAAACCAATACCAGCAGGCAAAAAAGGAAAAGGCTTAAGAGCCTTGAAAAAGAAAGCCCCAAAAGTCGCTAAAGCAATGGGCTATAAAAGAGGCGGCAAAGCAAAAAGGAGAAAATAATGAAAAAAGGTTATCACAAAACTAAAGATGGTAGAATGGCTAAGAAAGGTCTTTACTACTACATGAACAAAAGGAAAAAAGCTGGAACTAGCAGACCTGGAAAAGGAACTGTGAGTGCTAAAGCTTTAAAAAGATCGGCTAAAACTGCGAAGAAAAAGTAATGGCTGAGAATCCTATAGCTAGGAATAAAAAAAACTATCGTTCGACTAAATCGGGCGCAGGCATGACAAGAGCAGGTGTTGCTGCCTATAGAAGAGCAAATCCTGGAAGTAAGTTAAAAACAGCCGTGACTGGAAAAGTGAAGAAAGGGTCAAAAGCTGCTAACAGAAGAAAATCATATTGTGCTAGATCACTAGGACAATTAAAAAGATCCTCTGCTAAAACGCGTAATAACCCTAATTCACGGATCCGTCAGGCTAGAAGAAGATGGAAGTGTTAAATGAGTAAAGCAACAATGACGTCTGCACTTAGGGCAAGATACGAAGCAGATATTGCAGAAGCAGATGTTACAATTAATATTTATCTAAATAGTTCTGTGGGTATTGGAGAACATCCTCAACATTTAGAGGAAATAGATAAATTATTAAGCAAGATAGCAGATGCAAAAGATAAAATAGAAGCGTTGGAGGATTTTGAATAATGGAAGATTTTACATACATAAACAAAGTAAGAAAGATAATAAAAATGAGACATGACGATATTGTATCTGCAATGGCGTCAGGTGGGGTTGACAATATGGAAAAATATCAATATATGTTAGGACAGATACGAACGTATCAATATATTTCACAGGAGATATCCAGCCTGCTAGAAAAAAAGGAGCGAAAAGACAATGAAGGAACGATTATCAACATCAACGGGTCAAAAGCCAAAGATAGAACTACCGAATAAAGAATTAGTTGGTGTAAGAAAACCAAAATCATTAGAGCCAAAAAAAGAAAAAGATTTAACAACATCAGATTTAGCTAAATTACCAAAACCAACAGGTTGGAGAATTTTAGTTTTACCTTTTAAACAAAAAGAAAAAACTAAAGGCGGTATTATTTTAGCAGAAGACACCATCGAACGATCACAGGTTGCATCTACTTGTGGTTTAGTATTGGGCATGGGTCCTCATTGTTATGACAAAGAGAGATATCCAGAAGGTCCTTGGTGCAAGAAAGGTGATTGGATTATCTTTGCAAGATATGCCGGATCACGTATCAAAATAGATGGGGGTGAGATAAGAATTCTCAATGATGATGAAATCTTAGCGACCGTGGAAAACCCCGAAGATATATTCCACGAATTTTAATAACCATAGGAGGAAACTATGCCAAGCAAAATAGACGGCGAAGAAAAGACAATAGATATAGATGACAAAGGCCCTGGTGCTGAAGTTATCTTTCCAGAAGAAAAAAAAGAAAAAGAAAAGGAGAGCAATGAACCAATTATTGAAACCATTGAAAACGATAGTAAGCCCGATAACACATCTGAGAAATCTGATAAGCCAGTGGATGTTCGAGATGAACCGAAGCAGGAACTTAAGGAAGGCGGCGAAGCTAAGAAAGAAACTGTGGAGTCAGGGAGTGATAAGCAATCAGATAACTCTAAAGCAGTTGAAGAGTATAGCGAAGGAGTTAAAAAAAGGATCGCCAAACTTACTAAAAAAATGCGTGAAGCTGAAAGGCAAAGAGAAGAAGCCATTCAGTACGCTAGACGAGTAAAAGCAGAAAAAGAAGAATTAGGAAAAGCTGCTACAAGTTTAGATAAAAATTATACATCAGAAATGGAAGGAAGAATTGCATCTTCTATTGCAGCAGCACAATCTAAGTTGGCTATTGCAAGAGAACAAGGTGATGCAAAAGCTGAAGTTGAGGCTTTAACTTCTATTTCTCAATTAGGTTACGAACAAGGTAAACTTGCAGAAATTAAAAGTAAGCAAGCTATGGAAGAGAAGGAAGCTAAAGCTAGACCTACCCTTCCAACACAACCTGTTCAACAAACACCACCACCAGATCCTAAAGCCGAAGCATGGGCTGAAAAGAATGAGTGGTTTGGTAAAGATAACGCAATGACATATACTGCGTTTGATTTACATAGAAAAATTACCGAAGAGGAAGGAATAGATCCTAAATCTGACGAATATTATGAGGAAATAGACAAAAGAATAAGGTTGGAATTCCCACATAAATTTGGTAAGGTAGAAAAACAGACTAGCAAACCTACACAAAACGTTGCCTCTGCAACGCGTAGTTCAAAGGCCGGTCGCAAATCTGTGAGGCTCACATCATCACAGGTCGCAATAGCGAAAAAACTAGGTGTGCCATTAGAAGAGTATGCAAAACAATTAATCACGAAGGAGGTATAAGCATATGACAAATAAAAAACCAACTCGTGCGAGCCAAAGTAAAAGTGATTCAACAAAAGTTAAATCACAGGCAGCAACGGTAAAACCGAAAACTGTTTCAAAACCTTGGACTCCACCATCGTACTTAGATACGCCCAACGCGCCAAACGGATACCGACACAGATGGGTCAGGATTGAAACTTTGGGAGTCGCCGACACGAAAAACATACAAGGACGCTTAAGGTCTGGTTATGAATTAGTAAGGGTCGATGAATATCCAAATGATGATTTCCCAGCTATCCAAGATGGCAAATACGCTGGAGTAATAGGTCACGGAGGCCTTGTGCTGACAAGGGTACCTGAAGAGATCGCGCAACAACGTCAGGCTTATTTTGAAAGACAAGCCCAAGATCAAGTTGATGCAGTAGATAACGATCTAATGAAGGAACAGGATAGTAGAATGCCTATCGATATCGATAAGCAGTCTCGTACCTTCGGTGGCAAACGATAGTTAGAAAAAATTTTTAACAATCCAAACCAACGAATTAACATAAACCGTAAAACTGCGGATAGTAGTTTTACATAAGGAGAAAAAATATGGCAAACTCAAGTGCTGTAGGTTTCGGATTGAGACCTATTAGAAAAGTTGGTCAGAATGACGACAACAACGGACTGTCTGAGTACTCATGTAACAGTACTGCAGCTGCATACCAGAATGATGGGATGGAAGCCCAAAATACTGGAACTGTAGGAACTGCAGCAACTGGTGAAACATTGATCGGAAGTCTGAATGGAGTCTTCTTCACTGACGCAACAACAAGTAAACCAACGTTTGCAAACAATTTAGTAGCCGGTAATGCCGCTACTGACATTGTTGCATTCATAAACGATGATCCTTACCAAATGTTTGAAATTAGATCGGACAACACTAGTGCCTCAGCGGCAACAGATGTGTTCAATAATGCAGACATAACAGTAGTAGCAGGTGATGCGTCAACTAACGGTATTTCAAGAAGTACCCTTAAAGACAGCTCACTAACTGCTGGTGGTACTGGATCGGCGCAATTAAGAGTGTTAGGCGTATCAAGAGACCCGGACAACAATGATTTAGCTTCGGCTAATGTTGTTTGGAGAGTAATGATCAACGAACATTTCTTGAAAGCGACAGCTAGTATATAATAGGAGGTATTTAATACTATGGCAATATCACGTAATCAACTAGTCAAAGAACTAGAGCCTGGTCTAAATGCACTATTTGGACTAGAATATAAACAGTATGAAAATCAGGCAGCTGAAATTTATACTACTGAGTCATCTGACAGAGCTTTTGAAGAAGAAGTTATGTTGTCAGGTTTTGCACAAGCAAGAGTAAAACCAGAAGGATCTGGAGTAGCTTTTGACAATGCACAAGAAACTTTTACAGCTAGATACACGAACGAGACAATTGCTCTCGCTTTCGCGATCACTGAAGAAGCTATTGAAGATAACCTGTATGACAGACTTGCTTCTAGATACACAAAAGCACTAGCAAGATCTATGGCGAGCACAAAACAAGTTAAAGGTGCAGCACCATTAAACAACGGATTTGGA